CCCTGTGAAGATAATAATTGTCGCCCGGCATCTACCCCGCGCCCATCATCCCAGCCACGAATAAACTCACCACGTAAATCAGGCAATTTATTTGTCGGGTAAGCCTTCGCCAGTTTTGGATATTCAACGGCAGAAAAAGCCGCACCGTTGCATTTCAGCCAGCCAGTAGGCGGTGTGGCTGAAGGCCACGGAACAGGCACACCAACGGGTAATGCCGAACCTTCTCCCAAACCAAGGTTTTCGAGAGCCGTTTTCACCGTGCCATCCGATTTGATATCACCAAACGGATTCTTGCGGCTTAACAGCAGCGCACGAAGCGCAGTAAGCAGCTGGTCGTGCCTCTCCTTCTCCAGGCTGGCACCGGATGCCTCCACCACGCTGCAGAGTTCTTCCTGCAACATATCAAAGTAGTCATCATCCAGATCGGTGGCAGGTGTGCCGGTCTGGGGGTTACCACGGGTAAAACCGTTCTTACCCGCGCCGAACTTATCCTTCTGCGCGGTTTTCGTGTCTATACGATGCATGGATTACTCCGGATACCCCAGCTCGCGGACATCCTTCCCGGTAGGCTCATCAAACTCCAGTACGGAGAGTGTCTCGCCATGAGCAGTAATCGGTTTATTTAACTCAAGCTCTTTCATTACTGGTAATCCCCTTCTTCACCGTGGAACTCAAGATCAACCGTACCTTCTTCGGCATTATGGTTCGCTTCGCCGTGCAGCCAGGCAGACGACAGTACATAGACCTGACCGTTCGCCAGCTCGGCAGTGATAGTCATCTCATCAGACGAGGTGATTTTGTTCACCGGAAAATTCTTCGGCACCTTGAAAGTCCCTTTGACATAAGGCGCACGGTGAGTTTCCTTGCGGTCCACTGAACCGTCCAGGCCGATGATGTCATCATTGACCGTCCTGTTCATGGGCACCTCAATGCCGCCGGTCAGCGATAGCTGTTGACCGTCAATTTTGAAATAACAGGTTCCCCCGATACGGGCCATTATGCAGACTCCTCTGAATACTGAAGACGGAACTGGTTAACCACGGCAAAGACACGCAACTGGTTAACATAGTCAGGCGGGAACAGCGTGTTCAAGCGGTTCGGATCGCTGGCATCACGCTCCACAACCAGGTACTGCTTAAACAGTTCGTAGTTTTCCACGATCCCCGCACGCTCAAGCTGACGGTAGGTTGCCAGCAGTTCCCCTTTGATCACCGCCGGGGTGACAATCGCCTGACCGGGACCAAAGCGGGTACCGTCGCTGGCAAGCTTGTGACGCCCGTACTTACTGGTAATGACGGATTTCAGTTTGCGCAGCACATACGCGCTGGTATGCAGCGTCTCGCTGTCGAGGTAGCTGTTATCCGCAACACCGTAAGCGTTTTTCCTGTACGTGGTGACATCACGCTGAATGCGCAGCACCCCGCTTTCGACATACGCCGTTGCCACGCCATGAGACAGCAGGGTCTGTTGTTCGGTCATCGTGAACCGTTTCCCCTTCGGCGCAGGCAGCATACCCACCAGCTCACCGGTCTGCGTGGGACGTGCCGGATCGTTGCGAATAAACACCGCTGCGCGGGCGGTACGGCTTGCCGCCAGCTCGTCGGCAGGCGTCTGGGTCTCTTTTTCGTATCCCGCCAGGGTAATGTGCTGCTGGTTAAACTGGTCACCTGCGGTCACCAGTTCTGACAGCGTGCCGATCTTTGCCGTATACACATGACCATACAGCTGACGCGCATAGCTCCAGCGACCGCTGGTATCGTTCATCTCGGTCACCAGCGTGTTAACGGAGGCCGTGTCGTTGAACGGCAGGCCGATATAATCAAACGGCTCATCCGCCATTGCAGCCACCGCGCCGGTGAGAACAGGAGCGCCCGTTCCGGCGGTACCCGTCGCCACGGCAATCTGTACGCCCGCTGGCAGCACTTCGCCCCCACCAAAGCCGTAGTAATTGAGGCTGACAGGAATTTCATTCCCGCAAAGCCCCTTATGACGCGCGGTCAGTGTGACCACGCCTGCCGAAGATGAGGCAGTAAACGGCAGGGTCGGAACGGCATTGATGGCATCTTTGATACTGCTGGCAATCGTCGCGACGTTATCGCCGTTGGTCACCGGTGCCTGCACGCGGGTACGTCCCACATACACATTCACCGTGCCGGTTTCGGTTGCCTCCCCGGTCACCGTCAGCGTAACCGTTGCCGCCGCGCCTGTGGCTTCCGGAACGGCAATCACATACAGCTCGCCAAACGGGTCAGTCTGGCGATAAGCCTCGACCATACGCGCCAGCTGACTTCCCGCACCACAAATCTGGCGTGCATAGTCTGCCGACGGCATCAGCACCAGACTGTTGGCAACAATCTCTGCACCGTTATTGGCATGACCAATCAGCAGCGATGCTCCGCTGTCCTGTGCAGTATTCGCCGCCTGGTTATCCATTTCCGCATAAAACAACGGAACCAGCGTATTCGACGGAATGGTGTTAAAGCTTGTCGTCATCGGTATTCACCTTTTTATTCACGCGCCGGATATCACCCGCTGCTTCACGGCGCAGCCAGTAGTTGTTCTCGTCAACATTTCGCCCTTCGGCGGGCAAAAGGTCGTCGCGGGCAGGGTCAGGCACTGACCGCCCTTTAACAGGTTTGACAAACATGAGGATCCTCAGGAAGGAAGGGTTATTTCGGTGTGATGTTCGATATCGCCGTCAGGCCCGTTACCGGGATCGAGATAATCGACATCAATCGCCAGCGTTTGCAGTTCATCCAGACTGTTCAGATCATCCTGCTGGCGGGTATCGTCTTCAGTCAGCTCGCTGATGACCGAAAAATCGAACTGATAAATCAGCTCATGACGATTCAGATCCAGCAGCGTGCCGCCGTCATAGGTAATCGGGTTACCGCACGCTTCCGGGTTCCAGCCCAGCAGGGCCTTAAAGAGCATCTGCCGGACATCGTCCACCACATCATACGAGGCAAACTGACCGCGCTCATCACGCCCGTTACTCAGTATGACAACCACGGAGAAACCCTCTTTCAGCTCCTGCCAGTAGTCGGTCTGGCTTTTGTTTTCTCCCGGAGAATCATCACCCGGTACAACATATGCCGCCGGGAGTTTCAGCTTTCCGACCTCCGGCAGATTTTTGAACTGGGCCGCGCCTGCAACCCGGTTTTCAAAATACGGACAGCGGGCACGCAGTGCAGCAATAACAGGCGTCAGTTTCATCTGTGTCGTCGCTCCGGCTTCAGTGATTTACGCAATTCCCGCGCCAGAAAATAGCGTGTCCAGCTGCGGTTCTTTTCAAGCGTTTCCACCATGAAGTTATTACGTGGAGCCAGTCGCCAGCCGCTGCCACCGGATGCACCACGATGATGACTACGACGACGTTTTGCTCCTCCCCGGACACCAAAAAACAGAAACGCCGGATAGAAGTCACCAGAGATCATCCGGTTCCCCTTCCCGTTGCGCTGGTTAGGGGCAATGCGTGTCATAAAACCGGCTCGCTTTTTACTGGCTCTCGGCACCATATAACCAATCGAACGAGCCAGGCGTCCGGTCTGATAACCGGGGTTTTCACCCGGTGCCGACCGCGCACGGCGCATCACCAGCCGACGGGCATCACGCATATGACGCTGCCCAATCGTGACAAACGCCCGCCGGACACGAGCGCGGTTAAAGCGCATCTCGGCGGGCTGCTGAACATCAACGTGAAAAAAGGGAGTCGCCATTGCTGCCTCCGTGACTCTGCCTACATTCGCCCAGCTCCGTACACTCCAGCAGCAGAAAGCGCCGCGCCCCGTTCAGATCGCGCTGACGTTTCACCCGGTACACACTGTCATCACAGACCACCTCATAATCAGCAGTGATCCCCCGGCGGTAGCGAATGGTGATGTAATGGGTGATGGCGTCTCCGGTCTGCGCGGTTTCCTGCCAGGTGGTGGCACTGGTCTGGATAACCTTCGCCCATGCCCGGAACGCAACCGGGTATTGAGGCTCCACGCCAAAGTTATCCGCGGGCATATCCACCCGCTGGCGGATCAGGACGCGTTTATTCAGTTCGCCGGGGTCCGGCAGAATGTAGGTTGCGCTGGTCTGCGCCTGACGAATTTTCATAGTGGTATAAGGCGATAAGGAACAACCAACCAGTTAAAACTCATTGGCAACTCCATTTTCTCAACGTCTGTAACCGTTGAGCGGTTTTCGTAGAAATGGCTGACAAGTAGCAGAAGCGCCAGCTTCACATCATCAGATATCACAAGCCCATCAGGATCATCCGCAGGCCTGTCATCTGCGGTTGCATACAACTTACGGTTAAGGAAGTTTTCCGTACGACTCTGAGCGGCCTTACCAAGCAGTTCAAGCAACTCATCTTCATCAGAGAAATCATCATCCAGACGGAGCTGAAGCTTAATCTCTTCCATTTTTAACAGCATAAAACCTCCTGTGCCCGCCAGAACGCGGGCCCAAAAAAAACCGCATTACGCGGCGTGCTGTATTACGTAAAAAGACTAATCAACCACCAACGCTACCTTTCCCCACCAGCGCTTTAATGGCAGAGGTGTCTTCCAGGATACAGTCAAAACGATGGAAGGCCAGAAAACCGGTCTGATCATATTCCGCGTAACGCTCAACCAGACGTTTAAGAATCATGTATCGCACACGACGGATAATGAAGCGATCAAAGTCACCACAGAACATGAATTTTTTACCCGCCCCGATATCATCAATTTCCTGATCAATGACATACGGTACATTCAACACTGAAGCAGGTGCCACACCAACAATATCCGGCAACCATAAAGGGCGTCCCTGACCGTCTTCCATCTCACTGATCAGTTTCAGCGTATTATCGTTAAATGCCAGGCGGAATTTCGGTCCGCGACGATATGCAGGATCAATGCTGTGTTTCAGAGCCAGAATTTCCTGCCACTTCACCGCATTTGCCGCGGCAGTCTGTGTTGTGCCGGTCACTGATGCTGCCAGCCCTTTGGGTTGTTTAGGCGTACCAGCCCCCGTCCCCTGAATCAGATAACGGGCTTCACCACGACCAATACGTTCAGCAATGCGACGGGCAAGATAAGCTTCCATATCGATCGCGCTGTCCTGCAGCAACTCATTAGACACACGAATGATTTTCGATGTCATTTTGAGCGCCCCAAGGCTTCCCATACCGAAATCGGTGTCTTCTTCACCGGCTTCTTCATTTTCGCCCAGCAGAACACCAACTTCGGAAGTACCATCAGCTGTTGCCCACTCCATAGTGCGACCGTCAGAAGTGGTCAGAATCTGCGCCACACTGGCGATGCCACCGTAGGATTTCATTTTCTCAACAACTTTCGCCAGGAATGTTTCTGGTACGGTATATCCGCCCTTTTCATCCTGAGCTACACCCTGGGCACGAAGTTCACGCAACGCCTTTCGTTCTTCTGATGTCAGCTCACTGGCACCGTGACGCATCCACTTATCAAAAACCTGAGCTCGTTTCTCATCCTGTTGTGGATTGTTTTCCGGATCAAGATTCTGACGCTGCTCTTCCTCATTGCTTTCAATGTACGCCTGATCTTGACGACGCAGTTCTTCTTCGCGTGCAATTCGTTCATCAAGCGCTTCCAGTTCGGATTTTGCTTTGTTCCACTCAGTGCGCTGCTCTTCCGTCCATGCGTTATCACCAATTTTTTCATTCAGGGCGCGCATGTCAGTTGCGATAGTATTACGTTTCTGTTTCAGTTCATGCAGTTTCATGATGTTTCCTTTACGCGTTAAGAAGGGTCAGGACGCGTTCACGCGCCATACGTTGATTAATGGCTTTCTGTAGCGCGCCGCTGTTGCGCGCCTCCTGCCATGCTTTCATGGAGCGAACAGCCGAGTCAGCCTCCTGATAGGCAGGATATGTCACAGGACTGACATCCAGCAGACGGGAAAAGCGGGTTATCTCGCGAATAACAACCCCGTCCTCATCCTGATACCACTCCTCGCCGTCACGGGCGACACGGAAAGCAAAAGATGACTGGTTAATATCTCCACGTTGCATCGGGGCCAGCACCAGATCACGAATGGTCTGTGTCTCCGGAGCCTGGATGTCATAGCGCAATCCGCGCTCATCAACTGAAAGATTCAGCGTGCCTGCTGCACTACGCCCAAGAATAAAATTAGGATCGTGGTTAAACAGTGCGCGTACATCATCACCAAGCACATCGTCAAAAGCGCCGGGCCGGATGATTTCGCGGAATGAACCAAATATCAGCTCAGAACGACAGTCAAACACCGATCCATAACCGATAATGTGCGCAGGGTTATCGTCATGCCGCTCAGCACGCACCTCACCGCTGTAACAACGGATTTCACGGTCATTCATTGGTTTTTCCCTCATCATTTTTTGGGGGCTTAAAATCTCCTGCCGGGTTAGCAGCATTCACGCTTACCAGCATCTCATCCAGCCCTTCAACCGGATTCATATCCTCGAATGCGCGGGCCTCATTACGGCTCATCCATCCATCGGTAATAGCGAAGTGATAGAATTGCGCGCGCTCCTGCGGAGTTCCGCGTAAAAGCCCTGTCAGATTGAACCTGACGTAATACCCGGCGGCTAACTCAGCGCGGGTAAACAAGCGACGGTTAAGCTCCTGCTCCCAGTTCGTCACCCACGGCATCATCGTGTAACGGACAAACTGAATAGCCTGCGCAGAAATATTGGAGAAGGTGGCTTTTTCGAGGTCATTAATCATGTGCGCAGGAATATTGAAAATACCGGCAATCATTGAACGGTTCAGTTTCATCATGTCAATGATCTGAGCGTCAACTGGCGACACAGTCAGTGCCTTGTAATCCAGATCGGCTGGCAGCAGCATGGTTTTGTTTTCCTGGCTGCGTAACGCCTGCGATGCCTTCTGCCACTGTTCTTTAAGCCAGCCCCAGCTGTCCTTATTGAGTCCGCTTTTAACGGATACTATCCCCGCCGGACGGGCATTACCGCTGAAGAAGCTTTCTGTGTATTTCTGACCGCTCATCCCCATGCCTATTGTTTCGGCATGTTGCATAATCGGACTCAGCCCCATCTTCTGATTATTACCCAGCGCACGGATGTGGATCATATCGTCGGGGCTGATCGCAAACGCCCCATATTCGTTGTACAAACCGTAGGTGTATCGGCCACCAGTATTCATCAGCGTCGTTTCCCACGGCATACAGCAATCCAGGGATATGACTTCACCGCGACGATTACGTTTCACCCAGGTATACCCATTCCCCCAGCCAAGGATGTGACGTTGCTTCAGTTCGCGCCATTTGTAACTGGTTTGCCAGGTATTGGGCTCATCATGAACCAGATAAAACGCCGGATGATCGCGTGCGGGCTCAACCTTCCCATTGTGCCTGCGCATAACATGCAACGGCATCTGGGCAAGGCTGGAAGACAGGACATAGATACAGGAATACACCGCAGCCAGTTTCATCGCAGTTTCAGGACTGACATAAACGTCTGCCCGGAACAGCCCATCAGTATCAACGGTATCCCCGGTTATCGGGGTGGAAGGATTCTCCAGTGATTTACTTCTGAACAGAGCATCAAGCAGCACGCGTCCCCCTTCTGGCCATAGCCAGTGCGCCCACCAGCAGTAAACCGCCGGACAGCATCAGAGCCGGAGCCATACCAAACTGCAGGTAAAACCCGCACGTAAGCAGGCCAAAACCAGCCAGCCCGATAACATCAGCAATTAGTGATTTCATAGAATTAAGAGAGCATCGTCCGGATCAAGAGATGAGAGGAAATCGTCGGGTTCTTTGAGCATTGCCCGACCGATCGCCATAATCAGTGCAACCGCACCATCGATTTTGTTTTCCGCCTGCTCCTTGACAGGCTTCACCACATCATCGTTACCCGGAATGGTTTTGCCGACCACGTTGCCGATACACCAGGTCATGATGGGATTGCCATCATGATGAAAGCGCCCCGATTCAATTGCCGCTTCCAGCTCTTTCATCGGGTCGGACATGTTGGTGTAGTTCTGAATGATAGTGATGGGGTTCAGGTCTTCATCAGCAAGGTCATGTGACAACCCGGTCGCCCCGAAGGGGTCGATGGGTGACTCACTGACCGGGCTGATTTTGTTCGCCGCTTTGGCCTCCTCGAGGATGTAGCGATAATCCACCTCCGCACCATCGGTAACGGTCAGAACGCCCATTTCCACCCATTTCTGAAAGCGTTCGGCTGTCCGGCGATCTTCATTTTTCTCGACGCTGTACACCGTGTCATACGGTACCCAGAAGCGCGGAGCCACACTGTAGTAATGCGTTTTACCGTCAATCTCGCGGGTATAAAGTCGCGCCATGCTGTTCATATCCAGCTTACGCGCCAGGTCAAAGGCCAGAATGCACGGCTGCCCCTCGAACTGCTCAAGGGTCAGTGATTTATCCTCGCAGCTCTGCCAGCTCACCAGGTTGAAATACGCCGAACGCGCCGACACCCAGATATTGAGGTGTTTTGTTTTAAAGACGTTTGCCAGACGGGCGTTATTTTTCGCACGCTGCTGCTGACTTAACAAAAATTCGCGATAAACCGACACGCCAATATTTGGATTGGCTTTTTCCAGCACCTGCGGGTCGGTCCAGTCATCGCCTTCGTCAACGGTATAGATGATCCCGAACAGTTCATCGTTGGGTACCGAACCGTTGAGCATCTCGATAACTTCCCGCCGCTTGTCGTAGCACGGCCCCTCAATGTTGTACCCGGCGGTGGTGATGGCCCACATCAGTGGCTGACGTCGCGCGCCCATCCCGGTAAGCATCGTGGTATAAAGCGCATCGGTGGCGTGCTCGTGATATTCATCCACCACGGCACAGTGGGGTGATGAACCATCACCGGGGTTACCGATCAGCGGTTCAAACCGCGCGCCATCCTCCGGACGGTTCATGTTTGAGGCGTTAACCTCAATCCCGAACGCTTCCGTCAGCATGGGTGTGCGTTTACACATCAGTCGCGCCGGGCGAAAGACTTCCCACGCCTGTTTCTCTGTCGTGGCACCGGAATACACTTCCGCGCCAAACTCGTTATCACAGGCAAAACAATACAGGGCAACACCGGCAGAGATTGCCGATTTGCCGTTCTTACGGGGGATTTCGGTATACACCTCCCTGAAGCGGCGCAGCCGGGAGCCTTTATTGACCCAGCCAAACGCACAGCAGATCACAAAGAGCTGCCACGGTTCCAGCGTGATGGGCATCCTCTTGAATGCCCACTCCCCCTTGGTGTGTGGCAACAGCTGAATAAATTTCGCGGCCCGTTCAGCCAGGTCCTTGTCGAAGCGGTAACGAAACGACTTACTTTTTTCCGCCATCAGGTCATCAAGATGGCGCTGGCAGGCCTGAATCACAAACTGGCAGGCCACAATCTTTCCGCGCACGACATCACGGGCATACTGATTGGCAGCATTTACGTTGGGGTAAGATTTCCGGCTCATGATTCGATGATTTTCAGAAACGGGTTAGTGGCTTTCTTCTGCCCCGCCAGGCCAATCAGACGCTGGCGGCTGCTGGGGTCGAGTCCGAGCATTGCCCCCGTGCTGCTCATCTCGGACTCCTGTTCTTTCTTGGCGGTCAGCTCCGGATTTTTGACCATGCCACCCATTGCACCGGTGATGGTGTTGCCCTGTCTGGCAATATTTTTCACGGCACGCCGCCAGAACTCGTAGGCCACGCACCACCGCTCAAGCACCGCGAGGTCAGTCACGCACAGCAGGCCCTGACCGCAGAGTTCTTTGGTTGTCAGTTGCCACATGATCGTGGCGAGAGGGAGATCTTCTTCAGCGAACCACTCCGGTGGCTCAACACCTTTGATGGGCGTAAAAACAGGTTCATCTTTATTCAGGGCTCGCTTGCCGGGGTTTCCGGCCAGCGCCTTGCGCGCCGTTGGCTTGGGGCGACGCCCGGAACGCCCCGCCGTTCCAGCCATATGCGGCACTCCTGGTTAAATTTCATTTTTCGCGGGTATAAAAAAACGATGGGGCGGGCAGTCCGGAAGACGTCAGGTCACAGGGATTTGACCCGCCCCTCCCCTCTGGCAGTTGAGAACTATTATCACTTTAACCGTTCACGGGCCGTCTTCGCCTTATGACACGGCCAGCACAGACTCTGCAGATTACTGTCGGCATCAGTGCCGCCATGCGCTTTAGGGATGATGTGGTCAACAGTTTTCGCCTCACGCACCACACCAGCGCGCAGACATAACTGACACAGGCCTTTGTCACGCTTCAGGACACGCGCGCGGATACTGTCCCACTTCGAACCGTAGCCGCGCTGATGACGGGATTGTCCTGGTTTGTATTGCTTCCAGCCTTCGCTTTTGTGGCTTTCGCAGTAGCCTGACGGGTCTGTGGTTGTAGAGCGGCAGCCGCGAACACGGCAGGCTTTTGGGGTTCGAGGGGGCATTATTAATGTCCTAAATAGTTTCCTCTCTAAAAACTAATTTGTGTTAGGGAAATCATTAAATGAAGTGAACCTTTTAGTACCCACTGTAAAATTCACTTCATTAATATTTAACCAAATACAATGAATGTTCCAAAAGATGCTAATGATATATTTATCAGAGAATCCATACGAGCCTTAATTTCTGGCGTATTCTCGACCTCAGTACGCCATTGATTGACTGCCTCAATCATATCTCGACAAAACACATCTATTTGCAACTGAAGTTTGCCATTTAAGTGATTTAAATGCACTTGGCAATTTGTCCTAGGTGGTGGTGTAAAATTAAACTGCATCATTCTTTTCCTGTTCTCTGGATCCTGTCCAGCATGTAAACAAGAACAACGATACAGCCAAAAATCATCCGCATAAAATCGACACTGTTCATGTGTACCGGATGTATATTTATTTTCAAGATAACGAGAAACCCAATCTTTATACCATTTCCCTGTTTCACCCTTACCTATTTTGGGACGTTCAACGCTCCTGCAAATATCAGGCATAGCAAGAGCCATAAACAATGCCGCTAACCAATTCTCACTTTCAATTGAAGATTCAATTGATTTTATAAACCTTTCCATAACTCACCTTTATATTATTTGATGATTATATTTATAGCACAGTTACAATCATTTTCCGGAAAATATTTATTCATTTTGATATCCTATTTTTAGAATATCCTTTTTATCTCTATTGCATTGCGCTAATGCAGATAACAAACTCACATTCAGTTCCAGGCTAGCACCATATGTCAGTGGACTAGGTACAACTGGAATCGGTGTTTCAGAAGTCAGGCTGGCTGGCAGTGGTACCGCCGGAGTGTTCACGTAAACTGTCCGCGTACTTCCGCAACCGGTCAGCAGCGGCAGCAGGCACAGGACGTGAAGCACAATCATCATCCGCAACAGCCACTTTGATATCTTCCTGGGTTCTCTGTGACTCCAGTGCAATCTGCTGTTTTGCATGCTGGTTAGCCTCTATAACTGTATTGATGATTTGCAGTGATTGCAGAACGTTACGGGTAATGGCAGTTGCTGATTCAGCATTTCGTATAGCCTCATCAGCACGCTCCTTTTCGTGCAGATATTTGCTGTAGTAATGCCCGGCAGACCAGATGAAGGAACCAATGACGGTAACAAAGAAGGCAACAATAACCAGCTTATATCTCAGCTTCATTTACCACCCCACCAGCCTCTTTAAACCGGGAAATCAGGTCGCTAATTTTATGTTCATACTGACCGTAACCTGCACCAGGTAAAGACGCCCAGATATTGCTGCAACGGTCGATTGCCTGACGAATATTGCCGCGATCAATCATCGGTAAAGCGCCACGCTCTTTAATCTGCTGTAATGCCACTGAGTCCTGGCTTCTGGGAGAGAAGTCTTTCAGCCCAAGCTGCTTGCGGTAAGCATCCCACCAACGTGAAAGAAGTTGATAACGGCCTGCAGCTGTTGATTTGAGTTTCGGGTTTAGCGTGACAAGTTTGCGAGGGTGATCGGAGTAATCAGTGAAGAGTTCGCCACCGACAATAACGTCATAACCGTGGTTACGTGTCGGTTGTCGCCCGTTATCCGTTCCTTCTGACCATGCCACCATATCCAGGAAAGCTTTACGCTGGGAATTTAGTACCTGCATAAATTACTCCTTAGAGCCACCAAACTTATTACCGATTACTCTCATTGCAGCCCCACGAATAGCATCGACCCCGATCAGCCCAACGCCGCCACCAATGGCAACAGAAAGAGATTTAGGCCATCCGACATACTCAAGAGCGGATGCAAAAGTCAGCGTCAGAGCACCACAGAGCAAAATCTCGAGCGTTTTTCGTTTCCAGCCACCACCACCGCCAAAATAGGCAATGCGCAAGCCAGCCATAACGATCGACATAATCACTGCGCCCAGCGGTGTGTCTCCACGCCACCAGCTCTGGACCAACTCCAGCCAGGTATTTGGGTTATGAGGCATTTGTAGTTATCTCTCACCTCGCTGATACAGCAGGTGCAAATTGAGGGAACATCATGTACCGCAAATCAGAAGCGGAAACGTCAAAGAAGCCGAACCAATGGATAACTGCGGGATAGGTCAGGCCCAACGAATAGCCGGGGCCAGAAACGACAAAACCCGCTCGAAGACGGGTTTAAGCTGTGTGGCGAAGTAACCACTCTTAACAGATTACAAGAATTTTTGCGTACGCGTTAATTTTTTTGTATTTTTCTCATTACACAACATATAAACCCTATGTAAAAAATGACAGCAGAAATAGCCGTATTTAACAAGACCGCAGTAGCTTTAGCCGCAGATTCAGCTGTAACGATTTCTGGAGGCGGCAAACATAAAATCTATAATGGCGCTGAAAAGCTTTTCGCTCTAACTAAACATCATCCTGTAGGTTTGATGGTATATGGAACTGGTGATCTCTGCACAGCTCCATGGGAGCTTATCATTAAGGCTTATAGAAAGGATTTAGGCTCTAAATGTTTTGACTCTTTGGAGGAATATGCTGAGGATTTCTTCAATTATCTACAGTCGGCTAAATCAATCATCACACCAGGTATGCGTGAGGCTCATCTTTATCACTTCCTGAGCGAGATTGTATTCAGCATGCTTGTTGATGCTTTTTCTGAAGGTCTCGAACCAACATATTTCGTTAACTTCGATAAGAATCAATTTGTTACAGACCTCACGAATTATTGCAACGATCTCCTTACAAAATTATCTGATATTAATTACTTTGATGGTTTTACTCCGGATGATGAACAAGCAGCCCAAACCTATGCTTCATCAGTTACCCAACGCATCATTGCTCAAAAGTTTAGTGACTTTGATTCAATATCCATAACCCCACAGTTGACAAAAGCAGTTAGTGATGTATTGGCAGCTATGATATGCAAGCAAAGTGATATTGGTTCCGTCTCTGGGATTGTGATTGCAGGTTATGGCGATAAAGACTATTACCCTAAAGTATTATCATATGAAGTTTGTGGCTTCTTTAATGATAAAATCAGGAAAACCACAGATGCTGACAAGTGCTGCATCACTCCTAATTGCGGAGTGACTCCCTTTGCGCAAGAGGATGAAGTTTCTGCTTTCATGCAAGGAGCTAGTTCACATCTTATTCAAAATCTTCATGCTGAGTATCAACGTTCTATCGGCGATTTACTTGATGGTATTGATTCAGTAATCACAGATTTGGTGCCCACTTCAGATATCGAAGGAGCCAAGGATGCTATAGTTGATGTAGTGCGCAGGACTGTTTCCGATTGCAAGGGGCGTATTGATAGCTTTGTCCGAGAAAACTATGTTGACAAAGTCGTAAATATGATCGAGTTTTTACCCAAGCAAGATTTAGCTTATATGGCTGAATCATTAGTAAATTTAACCGCTTTCAAGCGCAAGGTCTCCGATGATACTGAAACAGTGGGAGGCCCCATAGATGTTGCAATCATTTCTAAAGCTGATGGTTTTATCTGGGTTAAACGTAAGCACTATTTTGCAAAAGAACTGAACCATCACTACTTTTCACGGTCATAGCAACAAATAGACAAGGGGAACACATGTCACTTAAGCAAGCCTATGAAAGAACTCAACCCAAAAGCATCAATGATTTCTTTCAGTTGAGTACTTCTGGAAAGAGTCGACGTACTGTAACAAGCCAATCTAACTTCTTTACTAAATTGAACAAAACATTACCTGCACAATCCTAAAAAGTTAAAAGCCACTACGGTGGCTTTTAACTTTTATTTACATGCAATAACGCTCGTAATACCCTCTACAAAACCAATTGCAGTTTGCAATTCCTTTCTAATCGTGCCATCTGAACACCTTCTCTTTTTGGCAATAGTGCGTAATGAGATACCAATAACAAAGTGGGCTATGATGAGCTCATATTCCTCTGGTTTATACCTTCTCAACCGAGCCACACAACTGTCTATCATAATGCCTTCGTCATCATCACACTGAATCCGTGACTTTTTGCCATGAGGTAAAAGCCCCTTGAAGCCTGCTGCTATCGGCTGCCAGTCCACGCCACTGTTATCTGCTGCAGCCCATGCTCCCCAGCGGTCCAATACTTCATACATATCACGCATCAACTTTCTCCACAAAATCAGGCCAGCACGCCAATTGCCAGCGCACGATCGATAAAACGAAATACCAGCTCCAGCTGGGAGCCATACTTCTCTTCAAATGCCACGGTATCCGCATGCAGCTCGTCGTGATGCTTTCTGCACAAAGGCAACACAAAGAGGTCATGCGCTTTTGTACCCATCCCACCCTGACCGTGGCCTATCAGGTGGTGGGGATCATCAGCAGGCTTTCCACAACATGCACACGGCTGTGTCTTAACCCAGCGCGTGTACTTTTCATTAACCCAGCGGCGACGTTTTGGGCGTAACATAAAAGACTCCGGCGACTCCGGATCCACTTTCAGCGCCAGCACCTTTTTCGCCTTATCCTGGATGATGCTGGTAGCAGGAACCGAAGGCACAAGGTCACTTTCCCGGGTAACAGACGGCACAACAGGCTTCGGTAATCTCAGTGCCTTACGGGCTGCACTTTCCGGTAAGGCATCCGCCAGGTCATTACGAACCAGCCACCAGCACAGTTCCGGCAGTCG